TTTCTAATCCCCATTTGCCGTATCGGTGAGCTTGCCCACGACTTGTACAGCCATAAGCTGTAATTTTCTTAACATTGTAGCCATAGCGAGCAATCATTAAATCATCGGCAACGTACTCAACCGCCTTTTGATAGAAGTTACGTTCATCGGCATATTCAACTTCTACTGCAGTGAAAATTGTCTTTCCTGCTGCGAATTGGCGAGAGAATTTACCATCAACTACATTTGATTGAGTATATAAACAAACTGGATCTGATGTTCTATCTTGGATAGCTGAAAACTGCGTTCCATTCCACACTGCAATAGAGCGAAAAACAGAAGCCATGTCTGATAGCACGTTATAGGCATCACGCTGTTCTGTAATCCATAGATTAGATACCATTCGTGGTTCTTTACCGCCATATCCATCATCGACTAATTCGTCGCAGTATTTTGCTATTTGATAAAGCTGGAACTTATCTAATCCGTATTCGCCAATTCGTTTACCTAATCCAGCTAAAGAATTAGTAACTAAGTCGTAAAAAATCCATGCAGGGTTATCCGTCCACTCTTCTTTCCAGTCACCGCGCCAAATACCCTGTGCATACGTTCTTGTTTCAGGATTATATGTACTTGGTACTTTCACCAATCGGCCATAAAGCAATAGATTTACATTAGGGAAATTTGGGTTATATCGTGAATCCGTTTTAATGCCAATTAATGCCATGTTTGGGTATGACAGTTTGGTATCAATGATTTCTGTATAGCTGACCCAGTGAGTGCCATTCTGTAACCGCTGTGATTTACTATCGTCCGTTAATCTTTTAACTGTGATGGTAAATGGTTTAGGCGGTAAATTATCAATGATATAACTGCGATAAAAACGAGATGATGATTTACCACTAATATTTTTTACCGTGCGACTTTGCCCATTGATTAAGATTTCAAGTGATACAGATGTTCCCTCTGTATCGCCATTATCATTTTGAGAAAATAACGCACTTACGCCACATGTGATTCTGAGACGTGTCACATCAGGATCAATGACAGTTCTTGTTACAGGGGTAACATTTTTAATTTCAGCGCCAACTGATACTTCACGCTCTGACATTTCAAAGCCTTGTAGCGGCAATTGATCCTGCGTGCCGAGTGTATATGCTATCTCTGTGTTTTTGAAATTGAAACTTGACTCATCATTATCATCAACACCGTTTGCATTTTGGATTGGCGTATTGTCAAAATAAGTCGATTTCCATTTATTGGCTGGGCCTTTGATTGGACCAAGAGATATTAAACCAATAGCACGTAATCGTTGTGATGAACGAAGGCTATCAGGTGTTTCATGTGGTGTGCGCGCTGAACCTTGGCTTTTACCGCCCATAAGTACCTCTTTAAAAAGAAAACCGCCTATAAGCAGTGCCTATAAACGGTTAAATTTATTAATGATATTACCTGATTTACTACCTAAACATCGTCAAAGGTTTCAATCCCTTGAGACACTAGTACAAGACTAGTCATCATCTTGCCGTACAATAACGGAATAGGTCTCCCTTGTGGAGTTAAATTGCGAAGATTGCTAAATGATGTACTTTGTTTCTTTTCGCCTTCATCAATTTTAGTATTCATATCTGGCGGTCTAGAAAGCAATGTTATTGCGCCACCCAATGCCATAGCTGCACCAGAAATACCAAACATTAATGCAGTACCATATCCTACGCCATAATATTGGTAACTAATAATACTCGCTGCAATAATTACAATGCCGGCAACAATTTGAAATATTCCCGCACCATTTTTACCAGAGCCGGCAATCACTGGCGTGAAATGCACCGTACAATCATTTTCCAATGGAATAATAGGCGTTGTTTTTAATTGTTCTTCTGATAAATATTTACTGCCAATACGAACTTTATAATAGCCATTTCTCAAATGCTCACGTAATCCACTAATTTGAGATAACAGTCCACTCATCAATTCTCTGAAATTACTTACTTCAAGTTCAATCGGCTCACGGCCAAATCGTTTAAGATCGCCATAAAATTTAATTTTTGCCATTCTGAATATCTCCAAATTGAATGAGTGGAATTAAGCCAAAAACCATCATAAGGTACACGTGCAGAGAGCCGACTTTCACTATGATGAATCATCATCTGATCACCTAGATACACTCCCGCGTGATTAGCTACATTTGCACCGACTTTAATTAAAATCACATCGCCAAGCTGCGGTTCTTCATCAAAAGGAATTTTTTCAAATCCACAACGAGCCAAGCCTTCTTCATATAAATTGGAATGCTCAAACCATTCAAATTCGTAAGTGGATTGATCGGGCAATTCAATACCGGCCAACATATAACAATCAAGAATGATATTTCGGCAATCTTGTTTATTGTTTTCAAATTGGCGACCAATCAGCGGTGAAATAGAACGGAACTGTTTAATGTCGTCATCCACCACCAGCCAAAAATCTAACTGTGTTCTAACCTGACATTCTCTGTCAGCAATGGATAAATATGGCAATCCTTTTCCCAAAGCTGAATCAGGGTGAGAATGAACCAACGCTACAATGTCACCACATTCTTCAGCAAGAATAAAATCATCTGCCGATATTTCAAAAAAATTAACTGGATCATGTGAGATATTTTCGCAAGGGATGTAAGAAAAACTTTCTTTAAATACAACAAAGCCACAACATTCTTGTGGCTCTGTGACTTTAGCGTGCGTAATAATTTCTGTTTTTAGATAATCTGGTATTTTCATTTTTTACTTCCAATAAAAAAGCCCATCTAGGGAAACCTAAATGGGCAGTAAGAGTATATGATTATTACGTATTTTCTACACGTTCAAAATCAGCAAAATACTTCATATCAAAAAGCGATATTGATTCAATCTCTGTCACTCTAATCACATTTCGAAAATGTTTCATACTTAATTTATCCTCATTCTCAGGATTAGAGTAAGAAATGTTGTGTTTTTGATATACCGATAAATAATTACAATCAAAAATAATACATAATTTATCTTTATCTCTATACCCACTTAAATAAGGAATAATCACAAGATTCTCTAAATCAGCTGAAGAAAACTGAGTACCATCAACAATACCAACATAAACCTTCTTGGATTTCAACGAAACTTTTACTGGAGTTTGAGAACGCATCGCAAAGAAAAGCAAATCAACAATATTATTTGCTCCTCTCATCTCTTGATGAATTAGCTTAACATCAAATTTCTTCTGATTAAGCTCTGTTTGACAAGCTCTGATAGCGCCTAGCGCAATCAGAAAATAGTAAATCTTAATCTCTAAAATATCTGTTACTAAATATTTTTCCAAGGCAAATGGCTGATAATTGAAACCGAAATAAGTGCCAAGATTTAAAATAAATGAAAAAATATAAAAGAATCCCCATACAACTATTGTAAAAAGGATTCCCCTAATAACAAACTTAATACCATGAGAACCTAATAAAACATAAGACTCCCAACCAGTACTACGCTTTAATTTAAATCGCTCAGGCACGTAATTACTCGAATAATAATATCCAAGAATCAAAATGAGCATAACTGCCAATATTGCCACTTAATTTTTTTCCACTGCAATTTCTTCAAGCGATTTCATATGATTATTAATATTTATTCTAACCATGTCATTATCATAGTTTAAAGAAACATTACCGTTTTTATGAAATACCAATGGTCCATCCTCTACCTGTTCAGGAATAATTCTTGATGGGAATAATTTTACATAGATTTTATCAACCAAATCATTAGTTTTTCTTATCATAAAATTATTTGTAAGTTTTTTCACCTTAACCCCCTAAGACATCAAAATCCAATCACTAAGATGACTCTCCTTGCTATGTGGGGGTATGTTAAACCACTTTTAATCGTCATACAACAAAAGTTGTGTGATCTGATTCACAAATCTAATATTACTCAGACTATTATCATCTATAAATTAGTCTAAGCCCCATACTGAGTTGTACTTGGGAAACCGCCAAACGGTAATACAGCATTCTCGCCAAATCTCAATTTACAACCACGGATACAATGCGAGCATTTATCTTTTTTACGGTCGTTCGTTGGTTTATCAAATTCATCGGCAACAGGCCCACCTGTATAACCGCATTGTGGCGAACGATATTGCCAAATACAAACATCAGATGTAATCATTAATAGCGGGATTTTTGCGTTATCTGTTTCGGCAGGCGATGCCAGTTCAAAAGTAGCTTGTTTATCATCAAGGCTTTTTAATTGCTCAATGATGTAATAACTCACTGCTTCTTGTGTAGGATCTGCCTGAGCGTTTTTGCCGCCTTCAAAGTTGCTGGCATCAAGAAACTGCGCATAAACCAATCTACGAGTAACTTTACCACCAACGCCTTGTCCTAAATTAACCGCAATGCCAGTAATGATTCCATATAGGTTAGATACTGTTAATGTCGGACGAGAACTTGGACCTTGTCCACTAATTTCAAATCCATCGGCTTTAATTGGATAGGCTTGATACTCATTCCCCTGCCACCAAATATTGGTTCGCCCTTGGTTTAAACCGTTGTGAAATCGGTACAATTCACCTGCAGTATTAGAACCGTTAGTCGGAGTAATATGGCGTAAATCAATATCCCACAATTCAATAAGCGCACCTTGCTCTAATTCAGGCAAAAGTGCGGTCATTTTCTTAGGTAAATTTTTAGGCATTTACACTACCTCTTCGAATTCACAGTTAAAGGTTGTGTGAGTCAATCCAATTTGGCGAGGGAACTTAACACAAACAACTTTAACTAGCTCCCCATTTAGTGCGACGTCTTTAAAATAAAAAGCACGGACTCCACCGTGCTCTTTCATAAATTGACGAAATGCTGCTGATTGGCCATTTTTAACCTTATAGGTAACGGAATATTTTCTCAAAAGAGCATTTATTCCATCTTCCATTCGTTGCTGATAGCCATTTCCAAAATTAAGCACTTTACGCTTTGGTTCTTCATCAACCGTATAACCAGGCTGCGGACACCAAGGCAATGTTTTTAAAGCCATCTCATCTCCTTATCCAAGCATTCCACCTGGACGACGTTGTTTTCTTAACACTTCAAGTACATTTGCTTGGATTGCTAGTGCAAGCTCTTTACCTTGTGCGGCTTTTTGCTCAGCAGTCATACTTTCATTTCCGTTTTTATCAATATTTATTGTTATTGATACTTCGTTATTGGTTGATGCTCCACCACCAAACAATCCGTCATAACTATCAGATTTGCCACCAACATGACCGCCATTTGCAAATTTAGGGAATCTGCGTTGGTTTAAGGCGTTCATAAATCCGACACCATAGTGATCAACCGTGCGGGATGTCATAACAAATTCATTGTTAGATAATCGAGCTAAGATAGAATCGCTTGTTCCAGTACCTTCTCCGACAACATGACCACCTTTAGCGAATCCTACGCTAGTGATTTGAGAGATAACATTAGCACCGGCCGCTGCAACCGCTGCCATATTTGCAAATTTTTGAGCAGGGGTAAATGCGGTGTCATCAGCCATAGCTTGCATTACTGCCTGTGATAATTTTACAGTTGCTTCAGCAATCGCAAATGCCTTAGAGATAGCAAACATTGCTTTATAAGCGGCAGATTGTTTTCCTGCAGACTGTTCAACCATAGATGCAAGAGTGCCAAAAGCGCCACCCAAATCATTGAGCCCTGTAGCATACGATTCCATTTCCTTTTGGATCTTGTTGTTTTTGTATTTATCAATGATTTGCTGTTTGCGTTGTTGGAATTCTTCTTCCGTGATTAACTTTTGATCGTTAAATGCTTGGAGCTGAGCAAGCTCTTGCGTTTGTTGATTAATTAGCTCTTGTTGCGGATCATAAAGTGCGCGTAATTGATCTAATGGATTGACCGCACTTTGAGATCTGTTTTGAGCATAATCAAACTTCAATTGCAACTCAGCAGTATTAGCTTCACCACCTGTAAGCTGTCCTGCTTTTTTAAGCTCTTCAACTACCGCTAACTCATCATTTAAGTTTGCACGTAATAATTTCTCAGGCGCATACTTCCCTGCAAGCTCTAACCGTTGACGAGCAAACCGCTCAGTGATAGCTGTTTTTGCTGTTTCATATTCTTGATGAGATACAACACCTTTTTTGTTGTGCTCTTCTAAGCGCTGGAACATTCTTGTTTGTTCCAAGTCAATTTCAGCAAGACTAGAACTACTTTTCTTACGAATTTCGTCATAGAAACTTAACCAACTATCTCGAGCATTTTCACCTGATGATTTTCGACTCCCTGATTTTTTGTTGCTTTCTTTGATTTGCGTTTCAATTGTTGTCACTTTGGTTTCATCGGAAAACATTTTTTCCAATGTTGCTTTACCGGCTAAAATCTTGTTTAGTGTTTCAAGTGATAACCCAACCGCTTTATCTGCCGCATTAGCTGCAGTAATTGTGCCTGTAGCAATACCAATCAATACTTCGTTGTATTCAGCGCCTTCCTTTCCAAGCAATTCATAAAGACCAGCCAACACATAAGCGGATTTAGCCTGACCTTGTTGTTTGAGTTTTGCAACTTCAAGCTTTTGAGCAAGAGACGTAGATTTCTCTTTCAGCTTCTCCATCGCATCTTTTAAATCTAACGTCTTATCTGCCGCTTTATTTGCACTATTAGCCGTATCATTAAAGCTTTTCGGCAAGCTAGCTATAATGTTATCTGCAGTTTCGGCTGATACACCAAGCAACTTGAATTTCTGCCGCACTTCATCAACATTTTTACCTGCTCGAAGCATCTTCTCGCCAAGTGGCGAAAGCATTTTTTCAAGTGACTGTCTTGCAATATCGGCATTTTCTTTAATTACTTGAATTTTGTTTTTTAAACTTTCGATTTCGGCATCATTTGCATTTCCACCAACGCTAATACCGTCAAAATCTGCACCGACCTGTTTTGTTGCTATTCCCGCTTTTAATTTTTCAATCTCAGCGTAATATTTTTCTATATCCTCAAGCTGTTTTGTAATTTTAAGAGATAATGCCGCTTCGGTGATTTGATCATAAGATTCGGCTAAAGCTTGGTTAGCAACAGATGTATCTAATGCCCATTGTCTAGCTTCTGCCGCTTGTGAACTGAAAAATAACAATGATGTAGCCGCAATACCGATAACACCAGCTGGGCCACCAAGTAAAGCCATTACACTTTGCAAACCTTTTGCCGCCATAGTTGCAAGATTAGTTGCTGTAGCAAGGTTTCGTTTTGCTGTAGCTTCCGCTTCTGCAAGTGCAATAATTTGAGCAGATTGCACTTTCATTCTTTCACGCAATGCAAATCGAGTTTGTTCAGATTGAGCAAGCTGTAATTGCGCGGTCAAGCTAGACATTTCAAGTTGTGCGGCAACTCGCATTGCTGTCGCTCTTTCATAAATGCTTTTTGCTTCCGCTGTATGGGCTAAAGCATTTTTTGCGCTGATAATGCCTGATTTTGCTAACTCTGCACTGTATTGGCTAATTCTACCAACTGCTAAGGCACCAGTTAAAACAACCGCTGCAGTAATTAATTGATCAAGATTTTTCGAAACAAAATCTACACTCTCGCCAAGTTTCTGCGTGATGCCATAAGTGCGGTCAGCTTCACCGGCATATTTAATAAATGATGTTTCGAGATTGGTGTATGACATTGAGAGTGTTTTTACACGTTTCTCGAAATCACTATCCACAGATGATTTTGCTTTTTCAAGTGCAGTTATCACTTTGTTGATAGATAACTCACCATTCTTACCCATATCTTTAAGTGCGCCAACGCTAACACCTAAACCATCTGCAATAGCTTGTGCTAAAGCCGGTGTTTGTTCCATCACAGAATTAAGTTCAGCACCGCGCAACTCACCACTAGCCAAAGCTTGACCGAACTGCATTAATGCCGCTTCTGATGACGCTTGTGCGGCACCTGATAAAGCTACGGCTTTTGATACGGTTTCTGTTAGTTCTACGACTTTTTGCTGACTAATATTTAAAGTATCAGCATTTTTTGCAAAACGTTGATAAATTTGAGCGGTTGCGCCAACAGCTTGATTGGTTCGAGATGATATATCAAACACGCTTTCTGTAGCCTGAGCCATTTCTGTCTGACTATGAGTCACCAGTCTAATACGGTTCTGTAGCTCAGTGTAGCTATCCATCATTGCAATAGCTTGCTTTGACAAATCTTGCGCTCTACCTAAATTATCAAGGCGAAAACTCCATTTTGTTGTCGAATTGATGTTATTGGCGGCTTTCTCAATATTATTTAAATATTGCGTAGTGCGTTCTGAGAACTGACGTGCTTTTTCTTGAGCGCGAGAAAAATTAGCTTCAAATTGTCTAGTAAATTTTCGGGTCTGATACTCCGACTTACTCAATCCATTCTGAAATTGGACTGTATCGAGACTTAACCCAATATACAAACTACCGAGTGATGACATATTTTCTCCAGAAATAAAAAAAGCCCGCATATTGCGAGCTTTCTATACAAACACTAACTATTTAATGATGACGTACTTAACTTCGTTTTCTTTTTCAATTTGCTGCAGCACTTCATTTTCAGTTTTCTTCACAAAGAAAAACATAGCAACTTTTGCAAAAACAAAAAAGGTGATGTAAGCCAGAGAAACACCAAGTAAAATTTTTGTGGTTATGCCTGTTACAGCCAAGATAAAAATGATGGGTAATACAAAGAATAAAGCTAAAAACGCAATAGCCTCTTTACCCAACCAATGGATAAGTTTAATTTCATCTTTAAACATAACCCCTCCTTATTTACATACCTATACTGTACAAAATACATTCATTTTAATCAATAGGGAGTAGCTAATTTTTTCAACTTTTTTACTAAACAATCAACGATTTAACAAATAAGACTCTACGCCATCATCTTCTTTATCTTCTGATGCCTTATTTTCATTGAAAAATGGCATTAAATCGTTCAATGTTGTGGCTTTCTGTTTTGGATCTTTATGAATTAACGCTAACAAATGAGCAATCTGTGCAGTGCGATAATCATCTCTCCACAAACCAAATGGCTGCTCTTGATAAAACAGCATATATTCCTGAAGATGTTTTTCAGGCATTTGTTCGATTTCTTCTAACGTTTTGCCCAACGCAAGCGATAAAGTTATTTGGAACTTGCGTCGGTCATTAAGTTTTTTGGTTCATCACCAATCAATGCTCGACTTAATTCTTCAGATACTTCATTATCTAGGCTTGATAATGCTTTCAAGTCATCTTCATTTTCAAAATCAAACAATAGATTACCATCTTTATCGCATAAGCGGAGGGCTAGATTTCTGGCTAAACGATATGGATCGTAAACTTTTCCTAATTGCTTGCCTAATTCATCAGGATCATCATAATTAAGCTCAATACCTTGTGCTTTTGCAATATCACACAATAGTTTGTGCTGGCCAAACAATCCACGGTTCACATCACCGACACTTAATGCTCTTACATAGTACTTTTCGCCAAGAATTTCAATTTCGGTTACTTTAGGTTTATGCTTCAACAATTTGTTTCTCAAATCCATTGTATTTACCCTCTTTTATGGTTAAAATCTACTCGCAGGTAAACTTCTCCTGCATTAAAGGTTAATCAAATAATTAAAGCCAAGAGCCGATCACTCTTGGCTTTTTTTATTATTAAGCTACAGGTAAATGGTACTCCTGTTTTGTATGCTTAATAGTCGCACCGCTTTCAAATTTACCCATAGTTTCACCGGAGTAACCATTGCCAGATTTGAAATAACCAGTGCCATACATCGTGCCTTGATCATTTGGAAAAACTAAACGGAAAGGGAACTTCGATTTCGAAAAGAATTTTTTACGGCATAATTTTTGCATTTCGGATGTTGGCGCAGTAAAGAACTTCATCTGAGTCTCACCGTACTCAAACTCACCTGCTTCGGTGGCTTTGCCATCATCACACATGGTAGTCACATCTTCTTCGGTCAATGTATCTTCGCTACGCTCTAAATTTCGGAGCTCACAGAAATTATTTGACCATTTCACTAATGCCGCTTTAGCATCAGTAAATACTGTTGGTTGATCATACGCTGACCAATCAACTTCATCGGCCAATGTGATTACATCTGCCGCAACAGATTTAACTGGATAATATCCATCTAGTGCACCCAAGCCGGTAACTAAGACACAATCACCAGTTTTGAATCCGCTTGATGGGACAGTAATTGTTGCATTTGGTGTTACAGCACAAGCTGTAATTTTCTTGCCGGCATCTTCAGATGTGCCAATATAAAACCGTGTTTTTTGGAACGGTGTGGTTTTTGCTGCCATGTTTTATTCTCCATAAGCAATTTGATAAGTTATTACCCGACGATGTAATTTTGTATCGGGTTCGTAGTCACTGAAATCACTTTCTCTCTCGGCATAATCAAATGCCGTTTCAAGTGCGGTAAAAATAGCCTTTCGTAGAGCGAAAATGTCATCAGGATTTTTGCTATAAACATCAATCTGCACCGTGAAATCATCCAAAT